GCACAGGCGAAGGTCGAGGCCGACCTCGCCGACCAGATCGAGCGCCATCGCAAAGAGGCCGAGGACGCCGCCAAAGCGCAGGCCGATCTGATCGCCTCGCTCGATCCTGCTGGCGCTGCTGCTGCCGCATTCGCGAAGAACCTCGCGACCATCGACGACCTGTTTTTCTCGGGCACGGTCAACGCCGAGCAATACGAGCGCATGGTCGCGCAACTGACCGGCACCTTCGGCAAGACCGGCGACCCGAAGAAAGCGAAGGACGAGATCACGATCCTGTCGGACAGTTTCGAGGGGTTCTTTCAAAACCTCGCCGAAGGGACCGCCGATGTCGAGGACCTCTTTAAGCGGATGGTTCAATCGATCATCGCCGAGCTGCTGAAGCTGTGGGCGAAGAAGTACATCGTCGACGCCATCGCCGGGGCCTTCGGCATCGCGCCCGCCGCAGCGAGCGCAAAGGGGAACGCATTCAGCGAGGGGCAGGTCATGCCCTTCGCCCGCGGCGGGGTGATCTCGCGCCCGGTCGTGTTCCCGATGGCGCTGGCCGGCGAGGCGGGGCCCGAGGGGATTCTCCCGCTCAAGCGCACGAGTAGCGGCGACCTCGGCGTCCAAGCGTCGATGCCGAAGCTCGAGGTCAACGTGACAAACAACATGGGCGGCGAGGCCGAGGTCTCGACGCGCATGCAGGGCGGGAACCTCGAGGTCATCATCGACCGGGTTCGCTCGGCGCTGACCGCCGATGTCATCCGGGGTGGCAATGACTTTGCCAATGCGAATGAGCGCGCCTGGGGCCTGAGCCGCGGCAGCGCCGCCGCCTTCTGATCATGGCAACGGCTGCACTCCTCGAGGCCCGCGCCTCGGCCCCGGCCGGCGAGACCATCATCGTCACGCTCGAGCTATCACATCCGCTCTGGCCGCAGCCCTACTACCTGACGAACTACCCGCGCGCCTTCGATGCCGCGCTCGAGACCGGCGCGACCGTGACCTTCAAGCCTTTCCCGTTCGCCGTGATCCTGCCGAACGTGGACGGGGCCGGTCAGCAAGATATGCAGATCACGCTGACGAACGCCGACCAGGAGATCGCCGACGCCGTCCGCGCCGCGCACCAGGACCCGACGACAAACATCGAAGCGACCTATCGGGAATTCCTCGGGTCTGAGATGGGCGCCCCGCAGAGCGCGCCGATCCGCCTCGTGTTCGATGCGATCCAGATCACCGAGGAGGCGGTCACGGGCACCGCGGGCCGCTCCGATGTCCTGAACCGCCGTTTCCCCGGGGTCTGGTATGACCCGCAACATTTCCCGGGCCTGGACCGATGAAGCCCGATCTCGTCACCGTCAGCGACCTGATCGGCAAACCGTGGCGCCTGGGCGCGCGTGGGCCGGACGCTTATGACTGCTGGGGCCTCGTGCGCGAGAACCTGCAGCGCATGCACCCTGCCGAGCCCCTGCCCGATTGGGCCTCGGGCGATATGGATCGCGAGCTGCAGCGCGCCTTGATCGCCGGGGCGCCGCCTACATGGTGCGAGCCCGTCGAGGGCCTGCCGCCCGGCGCGCTGCTGATCTCCGAGCATGCCGCGCACATCGCGATTGTGGTCGGCCGGATGGCGGTCACGAGCCGCCGATTCGGCGGGGTGGTGGCTCTGCGCGTGCATGACTACGCCGCACAGTTCCCGGATCTGAGGGCCTACAAATGGCGCGCATAACCGCCCTCTATAACCCGCTGGACACGACGCGCCGCCGCTCGCATCAGCCGCCGGCCGGCGTCGACCTGCTGGCCTATCTCGACGAGTTCAAGCCCTGCCGCGGGTCGATGACCCGGCAGGTCTTCATTGACGGGCAGGAGATCGACCCGGCGGGGCATGTCGTCGCCGAGCATGACGAGATCCTCGTCCGCATGTACCCCGGGGCCTGGATCGTTCCGTATCTGATTCAGGCCGTGATCTCGGTCATCATCGGCTACGCGCTCAGTAAGCTATTCGGCCCGAAGCGCCCGAGCGCCGGCAACACCCCGGCCCCGTCGCAGGTCTACGGCATCGCGCCGACCCGCAACGCCGCCCGCCTCGGCGAGCCGATCCCGGTCGTGTTTGGTAATCCGATCATGACCCCGGATTACGCCTCGCAGCCCTATGTGCAATTCGAGAACAATGATCAGTTCTTTCGCGCGATCCTGTGCATCGGGCAGGGCTTCCATATCGTGCAGGAGATGCTGCTCGGCGACTCGAGCGCCGCGGGCCTGCCGGCTGATGTCGCGAGCTTTACGGTCTTCAATCCAGACGATCACCTGTCTAAATATGGGGTGATTCAGGCGGCGACCGCGGTCCACGAGAACGTGGTCAGCTCGGCCGATGTCAGCGATCAGGAGCTTCTGCCGCCGAACGCGAGCGCGAGCTATACGCCGAGCGCGTGGTTCTGGTCGACGATCCTCGTCCAAAGCCTGACCGCGATCCCTGGTGGCGCCGTCGACCTGCGGGGGATGACGCTCGACCAGCAACTCGCCGCCCTGCCGCAAAACCCCGCGCTCGGGACGCAGGCGGTCGGGGTGATCTCGTCGACCGGGGTCTCGCCGAATTTCACCTATCAGGTAATCACCTGGGCCGCCGCCGCCTACACCGCCGCCGCCGAGGTCCCGCCCTATTCCCTGGTCCCGCCGCCCGTCGCCGCCGGCTCGAGCTTCGACCGCTGGATCGGGCCATTCGAGACCGCGAAGCCGGGCCAGCACGGGACGACCATCGAGCTTGACTTCATTTTCGCGGGGGGCCTGTTCACGATGAACGACCGCGGCGATCTCCTGAGCCACACGGTACAGACCACGGTCGAATACACCCCTATCAACGATGACGGCGACGCGACCGGGCCGGCGGTCACGCGCGCCGAGGTCTTCACCGCTGGCACCAATACCCCGCAGCGATTTACCCGCCCCTTCGCCGTGCCCTCGGCCCGCTATCGCGTGCGCGTTATGCGCAACACGAACAGCGACGGCAAGGCGAACACGCAAGACAAAGTCAACTGGACCGGCCTGAAGTTCTTCCTCGACTCGCCCGCGGTCGGCTCGCCGGCCTATGGCGCGGTCACGCTCGTGGTCGTGAAGCTGAAGGCGACGAACGGCATCGCATCCGACGCCGCGACCGCGATCCGCTTCCGTGTCCTGCGCATGCTCGCCCCGCTCGGGGTCGGCGCCCTGGTCGGCACCGTGAACCCGGCGGACGCCTTCGTCGATGTGATGACCGCGCCCTATGGCGGCAATCGCCCTGCCAATGGCGACGAGCTGGATCTCCCGCTTCTCGGCGAGCTGCGCGCGAAGTGGGCCTATCACAACGGATTTAATGCGATCTTCGATCAGCCCTCGACCGTATGGGAGGCGCTGGGCCTGACGATTCAAACCGTCAGCGCCGCGCCCCTGCCGGTCGGCTCGAGGATGTCGGTCATCGAGGACGCCGCGCAGCCGATCCGGGTCCAACTGTTCACCGATGCCAACACGCAGGCCGGGAGCTTCGCGGTCACGCATCAATGGGACCGGGCCGGCACCCCGGCCGGCGTGCGCGTCGAGTATCGCGACCCGCGCACCTTCACCCCGGCCGCGGTCTTCGAGCCCGAGGTCGCCCCGGACTATCAGACGATCAGCCTCTTCGGCTGCACCTCGCGCGCTGTCGCCCTGCAACATGCCCGGCTTGCAATGGACCGGCGCCGCTATCAGCGCATCAATGCGACGCTGATCACCGAGCTAGAGGGCCTATCGTGCCTGCCGGGCCAGCGCGTCGCCGTGCAATCGAAGACCATGCGATACGGGGCCGGGGCCTGGGTCGTGCGGGTCGAGGGGCTGGCGCTGCACGTTTCCGAGCCGATGCCCTGGCAGGCCGGCGCCGTGCATGCGGTCACGCTGCGCGACCCGCAAGGCAAACCGTACACCGTCAACGGCGTGACCCGCGGGCCGACCGACGATGTCGTCATCCTGCCCGGCCCGCCGCCCTTCCCGATCCGCGATGTCAACGCCCCGAGCGAACCGACACAGCTCGCATTCGGCGAGCAGGGCCTCGAGGTCACCGACTGGATCGTCCAGCGCATGAGGCCGCAAGGCCAACAGGTCGCGCTCGAGCTGGGCAACTACGCGCCGGCAATGTGGGCCCGCGCCCTGCCGCATCAACAGGAGGGGATCCT